ACCGCCTCGTGGCGGGCCCGGGATGACGTGGATGGGGTGACCCGGTGAGTTGGTGGCCCGGTTGGTGGCGCTCGCTCCGCGCCGGGCTCCGCGCTGTGGGGTCGTGCGATCAGCGCCCGGCGATCGAGGTGATCAGGGCGCGTGCCGCGTCGNNGCCTTGTCCTCGTCGGAACCGACCGCCGCCGACTTCGCCGCGATGTACGCGGAGACGGCGTCGGTGGCGGTCTTGAGGAGCTGGGCATGGGGCCCGTCGCTCGGCTCCTCGGAGGCGAGCTGGTACAGCAGGTCGGCCAGGGTGTAGCTGGCGCCGGCGGCCTTCGACGCGAACACGGACCAGCGGGACTCGGGCGGCGCGATCGCGGTGACCGCGGCCTCCAGCGCCCGCCACTCCTCCTGGACCAGGGTCCGCCCATCGTGGACCGCCTCCATGGCGGTGCTGAGCAGGTCGAATGACACACCGGCGGAGGCCGCCAGGGCACGCATCTCGACCGACGTGGCGGCGTAGGCGGGCGTCTTGCCGGTGAGCACGGTGCCGTGGTAGAGGCGAACGTCGGTGAGACGGCGACGGCGACCGTTGTCGGTGACCTCCACGCCGTGGTCGGTCGGCAGGAACTCGAAGCTCATACCGGACAGCAGCCCGGCGTCGGCGAGTTCACGCAGGTCGCGGACTTCCTGAGTGTCGGGCAGCCGTGGGGCTTCGACGGCCAGGCCCTGCGAGTCCTCGAAGAAGCGCGTACCTCGCAGGTCGTTGGTCGCCCCGATGATCCGGGCATCGTCGTGGTCGATGACCAGCGTCTGCCGTCCGTTGGGCGGCGCCTGTAGCGACCGGGCGAACGCGCCGGGTGCCACGGTCTCCACGAACCGTCCGCCGCCGAGCGGCCGGCTGTCCGTGTCGAACACGGCCACATAGCCGGTCAGGCTGTGGCCATCGTCCGTGCTGCGGATCTCCAAGCCCCGGAGGACCGGAGCCGAGCGGTGCTTCCTCATGCCGTCTGCCTCCCAGGGCTTGGTGGGGGTGGGGTGTTGTTCGGGGTCTGCAGGAAGCCGCCCGGCCCGTACAGACGGTCGGTCGGGATGGACGAGAGCGGCGGCCGCTCCTCCAGGGCCCGGGCCTCGTCGAGCAGCAGCAGCCGGTTCTGCAGCGCCTTCTCGATGCCCTCCATCCGCGTCTTGAAGTCGCCGCGGAGCAGGCCATCGACGTTGGCCCGGACATAGGTCCGGCGCCCGGGGATGAGCCGGCGGTAGGCGTTCTCGATGCGCGAGACGTAGGGCCGCACGCCATCTGTCACCCACTCGATCGCCTGCTGTTCCACCGAGCCGTAGGAGACCGAGCCCGGGCTGTTGTCGCCGAGCTTGTGGGGCGGGATGTGGTACAGCCGCGCGACGTCCAGGACGCCCCAGCGGAGCAGCTCGAGAAGCTGCATGTCCTCGAGGTTGGGCGCCGGCACCTCCCACCGGGCGCCGTTCGCGAAGATGCCCGGCTTGCCGGCGTTCTGCCCGCCGCCGTACTGCTTGGCGATCTCGTCGCTGAGGAGCTCGATGCCCTCCTTGGACAGCGGGCCGGGGACGCTCACGAACCCGCTCAGGAGCACGGCGTTGTCGAACACCCGGGCGCCGAGCCGGTCCGCCGCTCGCACCTTGCTGAGCGACTGCGCCGCCTCGTCGATGGGCGACAGGCCGCGGAGCTGACCGGGCCGGCGCAGGCGGCTGATGTGGATGACCTGGTCGGGCCCGAGCACCTCCAGCCCGCCGCCCTCGGGCCGGTAGTGGTAGCGCGGCTCCGCGCCCACGCGCTTGACCAGGACGCGCTCCGGGTCGAGCACCCGGAGCTCCGCCGGGTCGAGCACCTCCGGCAGGACGAGCGTGAACGCGCTCCCGTCGCTGGCGAGCGACACCGCGAGCTGGGACACGTGCTCATCCCACGTGATCGAGGGATCGTCCGGGACGGGCTGGTACATCCAGTCCATCTCGGGCAGCGGGACGCGCGCGTCGCCCACCTCCTCGAAGGCGCCCCACGGGATCAGGCCGACGCTGTCCGCGATGAGCGACCACGCCGCGTGGATGGCGATCATCCGGGACGCGGTCGCCTGCTGGATGCGCAGGCCCGACCACGACGGCCCGACGAGCGATTCTCCGGGGATGCCCTGGCGGTTGAAGACGTCGCGGCGGGACCGAAGCCCGTCAGCGATCGCGCGGAACAGCGTCACGTCGAGGCTCCGTCAGGTAGGCCAGGGCGAGGATGGCGACGCCGGCCAGGCCGATCAGCAGGCGCCACTCGATCAGTGCGATGCAGATGAGCACGAGCAGGACGCCCACCGCCTCGGCGATGGTCCAGGCGATGCGCGGCATGGTCACCTCGTGGCGTGGAAGTACGTCGGCTCCGGCTCCGGCTCCGGCCGGATCGCCGCCTGTGCGTTGACGGCCGCGGCCGCCGTGAGAGCGTCGATGACCCGGCGGTCCTGGTCGCCGCCCTGCCGCGTGGCGGAGGGGCGATCGAACCGTGTGTCACCACCGGGGAGCTGGTGCGCGATGGCGTTGAGGACGTGCGTCGTCAGCGTGGCGTCGCCCGGATGCTTGAGCCAGCCCTGGCGGAGCGCCTCCATGAACCGGTCGTAGTCCTGCACCGCGAACGTGTTGCTCGTGGGCCGTTCGATGACCTCCGCGCCGATGGTCTCCTTGATCCAGACCGCGAGCTGCTCCGCCCGGCTGATGTCCATGACCACGGTGTGGATCGGGTTGCGACCGTGGATCCGGAGCAGCGCCGACTCCACCAGGTGCGGGTCCAGCGACGTCCCGTCACGGGGCGGCACCAGGACCTCGGGGACGCCCAGCACACGGTGCGTGGGGGACTCCCACCAGAGCGGCACGGCCGCCGTCGTGTCCCACTTCCACGCGACGTCCAGGCCGAGCCAGATGGGCTCCCCCTCGGTGATGCCGACCGTGTCGAGGGCAGCCTGCCACTCGGCCTCCTGGATCGCCGCGCTCTCGGATCGTGTGGTCCGGTTGCAGGTCAGCCGCAGCCAGTGCGGCATCGTCATCGTGGCCTTGGCGAACTTCGCGCGGAGCGACGCCACCGTGATGGCCTTGAACGGGTTGGCCGCCTTCACCACCCGCATGTCCGTGACGTCCGCCCCGTCGGGGACGGCCCACTCGTGCATCACGACGCTCGCCGAGGCCGCCCGGGTGAAGGCGCCTTTGCGGGTGATGTGGGTGGACTCGGTCCGGATCCGCTTGCGCGTGATCTCGAACTCCGAGCCGAACTCGCCGGCGGTGCTGATCGTGACGATCTGGCCGCCGCGCTTGTCGAGCTTCCCGGCCCAGGTGCGGTACAGCCCCAGCGACCGGTGACGGTGGAGCTCGTCGATGATGGCCAGCGTCGGGATGCCGCCGTCGCCCGTGTCCTCGTCCGCCGCGAAGATCTGGATGCGGCTGCCCATGTAGTGGTTGATGCGGCGGTAGCCCTCCAGGCAGTTGAACCTGGGGACCTCCGTCTTGCGCTTGCCCTTGACCGCCAGGACCGGCGAGTGGACCGGATCGTGCAGCCGGGGCGACCGGATGACGAACCCCTCCGCCTGGCCGTACAGGATCTGCGCCTGGTCCCGCGAGCTCGCCGCCACGGGCACGGAGGCGGTCGTCCGGAACTCCGCGTGGTAGAGCGCCAGCCCGGCGGTGAAGGTGGTCTTGCCGTTGCCCTCCGGGACGACGAACCAGACCTCGCGGTACCCCGCGAAGACGTCCTCGGCGAGCGCCTCCTGGAACGGCTCCAGCTTCCACGACTCGCCCGTGTCGAGGATCAGGTCACGGGTCCATGCCCGGAAGTGGCGGAGGGTGAAGGGACGCGCCGGCGACCTCCGAGGGGCCGCCGGCGCCGTGGTCGGGGTCGCTG